TCCATCACTGAAGAAGCAGTGGAAGACAACTTGTATGACTCGTTGTCCAGCCGCTATACCAAAGCATTGGCTCGCGCTATGGCTTACACCAAACAGGTCAAGGCCGCTTATGTATTGAACAATGCGTTCAACACTGGCGTTACTTATGGCGACGGCGTTACCTTGTGTAGCACTGCTCACCCCCTGATCTCTGGTGGAACCAACAGCAACCGTCCTACAACTGGCGCTGACTTGAATGAAACTTCGTTGGAAAACGCAGTTATTCAAATCGCTGGCTGGACAGACGAGCGTGGTCTCTTGATCGCAGCAAAACCCAAGAAATTGGTCGTTCCACCTGCATTGATGTTCGTTGCTACTCGCCTCTTAGAGACTGAGTTGCGCGTCGGTACTACCGATAACGATATCAACGCTTTGAAGAACAACGGTTCTATCCCACAAGGCTACACCGTTAACCACTTCTTGACCGACACAAACGGTTGGTTCTTGCTGACTGACGTGCCTAACGGTTTGAAGCACTTCGTTCGTACACCATTGCAAAATGGCATGGACGGTGACTTCGACACTGGTAACGTGCGTTACAAAGCCCGTGAGCGTTATAGCTTCGGCGTATCAGACCCACTAGGTATCTTCGGATCACCCGGTTCGTCTTAATACGAAAAATAAAAAAGGGGGCCGCAAGCCCCCTTTTTTCTTGCCTATGTTTAAACATCATGGTATAAATAGGCATTCCGGAAAACCCGGTGTATCAGACAGATCCGGCTGACCTCATGCAGATTGATACGCCATAACGCATGTATAGGAGATCCTCATGGGATTCGCAACTCACCTTGGCCCTTGGCTATTAGGCACAACCAAAGACACCACTGGCACAACTGCCGACACAACCCGTAACACTGGCTCAAGCATTGTTTTGCAAAGCAAAGCAGTTACATTTGCTGAAACCACTGCTACCAACTTGGCTGCATTGCCAGCAGGTTCTTTGATTACTGCAGTTCAGTTGTATGTTGACACGACAGCATTTAACGGTACTGCACCTACTTTGACCATTAAAGTTGGCTCTACCACCATTGGTACGATCACCCCAACTTCTGGTACTGCTGGCTTGTATTCCATGACAGCAACTACAACCGCAGCTAACTTGGCATTGATGAGCAACGTTGGAACATCTAATGTGTTTGTAACTTACGCTGTTAGCGGAACCACTGTAACCACAGGCGCTGGCACGTTAGTTATCGCTTACACAGTGCGTGGATCTGATGGCGTTGGCTATCCAGTCGGCAACCAAAACTAATTAATCTCAGGGGCTTCGGCCCCTATGTTTAAACAAGGAGATTAATTGTGAATCAGACTAATGTAAAACAAGCACACCTAAACGGCAGTGGCTTTCTGGTTCTGGGTAGAAATCGAATTAAAGGCATTTCATTTACTGGCACGTCATCTGCTGGTTTTTTGGCTTTATTTGATACCACCACAGCACCTGTCACGACCGCCACCTATGGACGCTCTGGAACAACCGTAACGGTTACTCAATCCGCACATGGACTTGCAACTGGTGATGTTATTGGCATTGACTTTGCCGCCGGAACAGGTGGAACAGCCACTAACGGAAATTACGTAGTAACAGTTACCAACTCAAGCACGTTTACGGTTACAGATATTAATTCTGGAACTATCACTGGTTCTCCAGCAATGGTGTATGCAAGCCGTTGGTTGTTGAGTTATGACGTAGCGGCAAGCGATACTTTTAATAACTCACCTATCATTGCGGATGATGGCGTATTGGCCGTAAACGGCATATATGCTTATTTATCTAACGTAGCAGCGTGCAATATTTACTATGGCTGATAAAAGTTTTAACTTAATTGGTCGCAAACTGATGATTGCGATCCCTTGTTACGATGGCAAAGTAAACATTAGAACTGCTTTTGCTATTGCTGAACTCGTGCCTAAGTTAGACAAGATGGGTGTACGACTAAACCTCGTACACATGTCTGGTTGCTCGATCATCACCAAGGCACGTAACAAGTTAGTCCGTAACTTTATGGAATCAGACTGCACAGACTTTTTGTTTGTGGACTCTGACGTAGTGATTAACACAGACGCTGTCACAAGGATCTTAGCCTTGGCAACAGACAAAGACGTTGTCGCTGGATCGTATCCCCGTAGAGCAAAAGACGCTAAATTCTTCCTTGATTTTTATCTAGACGATGAAGGTCAACTTGAGTTTGATGAGCATGGCTTGATGAGAGTGGAGAGTGTTTCCACAGGATTCATGCTTGTTCGCCGTCATGTCTTTGAACACATGATTGAAAAGCACCCAGAGTGGCAATATGCTGGCGATGGCGATGGCGAGATAGAACACGCACTATTTGACTTTATGATTCTCAACGGTCAATACATTGGCGAAGACTATGCTTTCTGCCTCAGAGCAAGAACTGAAGGATTTAAGATTTACTTAGACCCGATGATCAGCCTGCCGCACATTGGCTCAGAAGAATTCACAAGAGACTTTGAGAAAGATGTCTTGCGTCCCTTGCTAAAGGAACATGCAAAACCTCACCTGAAAGTCGCAAATGGCTAGTCCCGCATGGCAACGCAAGGAAGGCAAGAATCCGAATGGCGGTTTAAACGCCAAGGGGCGAGCTTCTGCGAAGAAAGAAGGTCACAACTTGAAACCGCCGCAACCAGAAGGCGGATCAAGGCGCGACTCTTTCTGTGCAAGGATGAGTGGCATGAAAAAGAAACTGACATCCGCAAAAACAGCGAACGACCCGAACTCTAGGATTAACAAGAGCCTAAAGGCATGGAACTGCGCTGAAGGCGGTTTTATAAAGTCTGCCGATGGAATTGCCCAAAGGGGCAAGACTAAAGGGAGAATTTGTTAATGGATGCAAACCTTATTTGGTCGGCAGTTTTATCTATCGTCATGGGGGGCTTTGGCTTCTTCATGCGGGAGATACTTAGCCAAGTAAAAGACATGAGCGAAGACATTAAACGTGTCGAGCGCCTTTTAAACATAACCCGTGAGGAGGTAGCACGTGATTACGTTACTCAAGCAGAAATTCAAAGAATTACTGACCACATTGACCAGCGCTTCAATCGCCTTGAAGCAAAGATTGACCAACTTATTCAAGCGGGGCGATGATGCCAAGCACTAGCAAGAAACAACACAATTTCATGGAAGCGGTGGCCCATAACCCAGCGTTCGCCAAGAAAGCAGGCGTTCCCCAGTCTGTGGGGAAAGACTTTAGCAAGGCCGATAAAGGCAAAACTTTTAAACAAGGTGGTGATATGGCTACAACAAAAATGGGCAAACCAGTGATGAAGCCCGGTATGAGTACTGCAATGCTAGGCATGAAAAAAATGTCTTCTGGTGGCTTGGCTGCTGGTCATAAATCTGCTAATGGTATTGCCTCAAAAGGCAAAACTAAAGGCAAGAAGATTGTTATGGCCGGAGGCAAAGGCATGAAGGCTGGCGGCGCAACCAAAAAATACTGTTAAGGAGCAGATATGAAAAAAACAAAACGTTACGATGAAGGCGGCGACATCGACGCATTAGAAGCGGCAAATAAATCTGACGAATCTCAGGCTATTGCTGACGAAGCAAAAGGCGAGGCAATGCTGAAGTCTATGCGCGACAAGGCATCTGCGCCAAAGCCAAAAGCCAAGCCAGCAATGCCAGCGCTTGAGATGAATGCCCCGCCAGCCAAGCCAGCATCACGCACTCAGATCAATTTTGAGTCGCTCAATACGCCTGCTGCAAAACCAGCGGCAACAACTTCAAAAGCAAAGACAGCCCAAGCCGAACGCGATGCTGAGATGGCAGCAAGACGTGAAAGAACTATGGGTGCCATTAAAGGCTTTGGGTCATTCCTTTCTGAGTTACCCGGTAAAGCTATGGAAAACTATAGATCCACTCGCCCCGGATACAAGAAACAAAAAGAGAAAGAAGCAGCCTACACAGGTAATTTCTCTAAAGGCGGCTCTGTTTCCAAAGCATCTAGTCGTGCCGATGGTATTGCCCAGCGCGGCAAGACCAAAGGTCGCATGATCTAAGGAATAGATATGATGGCAAGCCGAGGAATGGGGGCTGTTAGCCCCTCCAAAATGCCCGGCCCGAAGCGTAAAGCTAGACGGGATAACACTGACTTCACGCAATATGCCGAAGGCGGTGAGGTTGGACTCTATGCCAATATCAACGCCAAGAGAAAGCGTATCGCCAAAGGCTCTGGCGAAAAAATGCGTAAGGTTGGTAGCAAGGGTGCGCCTACAGCGCAAGCATTTATTAACTCTGCTAAAACTGCAAAGAAGTAAAAGATGAGTACCACCGGATCCACCGCGTTTAACCTTGACTTCACCGAATTGGCGGAGGAGGCATGGGAACGCGCTGGCCGTGAAATGCGATCAGGCTATGACCTGAGAACCGCACGCAGATCGATGAACCTGTTAACCATTGAATGGCAAAACAGGGGCATCAACATGTGGACGATTGAGGAAGGCTCCCTCAATCTCACCGCAGGTTTAAACACATATCCAATCCCGACGGACACGATTGATCTAATGGATCACGTAATCCGCACTGGGGCAAACAGTGCCAGCACGCAGGCTGACTTAACAATCACCCGTATCAGCGCTTCCACTTACGCTACCATCCCCAATAAATTACAGCAGGCTCGCCCAATCCAAATTCTGATTCAAAGAAACTCTGGAGAGACTAACCCTGCTAACTCGACATTAAGCACAAGCATTACAGCCACAAGCACTGAGATCACTCTCAGTACGACGGTTGGATTGGCAGCAGCAGGCTACATTAAATTAGACGATGAGACTATCTACTATCAGTACATAACAGGGAATACCCTATATGTCTGCTCTCGCGCACAAAACAACACCACAGCAGCATCCCACACAAGCGGAGCGACTGTATATGTACCTCAATTACCCGCAGTAACTGTCTGGCCTACGCCAGACAACTCTACGCCATATCAATTGGTTTACTGGCGCTTGCGCCGTGTCCAAGATGCTGGTGCTGGTATAGAGACTGGCGACATGAATTTCCGCTTCCTGCCCGCCGCTGCGGCAGGATTGGCATATCAAATTGCTGTTAAGGTTCCTGAATTGATGCCACGGGTGCAAATGCTCAAAGATATCTATGACGAGCAATTCAATCTTGCCGCTGGTGAAGACCGTGAAAAAGCGGCAGTCAGATTTGTACCCCGTCAGATGTTTATTGGAGGGGGTAGTGCGTAATGGGTAACAGATATGCTTCTGGCAAATACAGCATCGCCATGTGCGACCGCTGTGGCCAGCAGTACAAGCTCAAGGAACTAAAAAAAGAGATCATCAAGACAAAGAAGTATGACCTCAAAGTTTGCCCTGAGTGCTGGGATCCAGACCATCCACAGTTGCAATTAGGTATGTATCCGGTTGATGATCCGCAGGCGGTGATAGAACCACGCAAGGATAGTACATACATCACTGCAGGTGTGAATGGATTGCAAGACAACACATCGGGATTTGGGGGATACCCCACCGGAGGTTCAAGGGATATCCAATGGGGCTGGAATCCGGTAGGAGGAGCAAGCGATTTTGATGCTGTTTTAACACCGAATAACTTGGTTTTAGTTGGATATGTTGGTACAGTAACGATACAAACAACTTAGGGGTTTAAACATGGATAAAGCAGACTTAAAACAAGATAAGAAAATGATGGCTGGAGCAGTGCATAAGCATGAGAAGAAGATGCACCCCGGACAGCCAATGACCAAGTTCGCCAAAGGCGGCAAGACCAATATGCAAATGCGTACATTGGGTCGTGGTTTGGCTAAAGTGGCCAATCAAATGAAGTCTTCAAGGAGCAAATAATGGCCTACAGCAAAAAAGTAATGGGTAAAGAAGTTGGCGATGCCAGCGTCTATGCTGCTCCGCACACAATGGACGGCAACTCAGGCGTGAAGATGCGCGACAAGACACCTATGCCCCGCAAGAAAGATTGGATTCCTTTGGATGGTGTAAGCATGGGTTCTAACGATGAAGTTAAAACTACTGGCATCAAAATTCGTGGAACTGGCGCAGCAACTAAAGGCGTGATGGCCAGAGGCCCAATGGCATGACATACGCGGAATTAGTCACTGCTGTTCAAGATTACTGTGAGAATACATTTCCCACGGTAGATATGGACACGATGATCAAGCAGGCGGAACAGCGCATCTATAACACGGTGCAGTTAGCCAGCCTGAGAAAGAACATGGTCGGACAGTTATCAACTGGCAATCAGTATCTATCTGCGCCAACTGATTTCCTGTCCGCCTATTCTTTGGCTGTGATCAAGGCAAACGGTGACTACGTGTATTTGCTCAACAAGGATGTGAACTTTATCCGTGATGCGTATCCTTCGTCTAGCTCCACAGGGATACCCAAGCATTACGCCATTTTTGGCCCTGTGTATGGGCAAGAAACTGAGCTTTCGTTTATTCTTGGGCCAACCCCCAATACATCGTTACTGAGTTCTCCAAATAACGTAGAGCTTCATTTCTACTACAACCCAGAATCAATCGTCACCGCTGGCACTACATGGCTTGGAGATAACTTTGACTCTGCCCTGTTAAACGGCACGATGATTGAGGCAATCACCTATATCAAGGGTGAGCCGGACATGGTTAAGTTATACCAAGAACGCTACGTGCAATCAATCGCACTACTCAAGAACTTGGGTGATGGTAAGCAACGCATGGATGCTTATCGTGATGGTCAGGTAAGGAATCCGGTGAACTAATGTCAATCGTCCAAACCCTGACAACTAGCTTTAAAAATGATCTGTTAACCGCAGGGCAAAACCTATCAACAGACACATTAAAGCTCGCCTTGTACAGCGCAAATGTAGATTTAAACGCAGATACGACAGCGTACAGCGCTACAAATGAGATAACTGGCACTGGATACACGGCAGGTGGTAAAACCCTAACAGGCATAACCATCCAGACATCTGGTTCTACTGTGTATATTAATTTCAGTAATGCTGTATGGGATCCCGCAGCCTTTACAACTCGCGCTGCTCTTATCTACAATAGCAGCAAGAGCAACAAATCTGTAGCCGTGTTAGATTTTGGGTCAGATAAAACCTGTACCTCAACCTTCACTATTCAGATGCCTGCCAACACGGCAACTTCCTCACTCTTACGATTTGCTTAAAAGGAGCAACCATGTTTAACGAAAATGCCCAATCTACGGATCTCGTAGCAGCAGCCTTGGCAACTGCAAAACCCATCACCGAAGGCGTTGGCGCTGGTGGTGTTTACACACTCCAGTGTTTTGACAAAGATGGCAAACTGAAGTGGGAAGAAAGCACCCATAATTTAGTGGTGAACGTCGGTCTTCAAGACATGAACGCCCAGTACTTTAAAGGCTCTGCTTACACAGCCGCTTGGTACATTGGTTTGGTCACAGGCCCCGGTTCTGGTACTACGTTTGCCGCTGGTGACACCATGTCTTCGCATGCTGGTTGGACAGAAAACACTGGCTACAGCAACGCAACACGTCCTGCTGCCACTTTTGGTACAGCTACAACTGCTAACCCATCGGTGCAAACAAACTCAGCTTCCCCGGCTTCGTTTAACATCAATGCCACCTCAACAATTGCTGGCGCATTCTTGGTAAGCAACAGCACTAAAGGCGGTACTACCGGAATTTTGTTTTCTGGTTCTGACTTTACTTCTCCCGGCGACCGTTCAGTTGTGTCAGGCGATACATTGAACGTTACTTACACCTTCAGCTTAACAGCAACCTAATTAGGAGAATACTATGGCTACCGCATTTAAAAAAGGCGACAACGTCAAACTTAATTCTGCCGTCCCACAAGGCCCTATACAGGCGCTGCGTATGGATGAAGATGGAAATTTCTTCTACCTAGTTGAGTGGACAGATGCTGATGGCAATGAACAGCAGCGCTGGTTTGAAGAGTCGCAATTAACGCAAGCGTAACCTATGGCACTCGTACTTGCGGATCGGGTTAAAGAAACCACGACCTCCACAGGTACGGGTACTATAACTCTAGCTGGAGCCTCTACAGGCTATCAATCTTTTGCCGTTATTGGAAACGGCAATACTACTTATTACGTTATTGCTGGACAAGGCACTTCCGAGTGGGAGGTGGGAATTGGCACATACACATCAGCAGGAACAACTTTAGCTCGTACAACAGTATTGGCTAATAGCTCGGCAACGCAACCATCGGCATTAAGTTTTTCGGCTGGCACAAAAGATGTATTTGTTTCTTATCCAGCAGGAAAATCAATTAACCTAGATGCTTCTGGCAACGCCAGTCCTTTAGGAACAATTGCTTCTGGTGTTTGGCAGGGTACTGCAGTCGGAGTGGCGTATGGCGGCACAGGCTTAACCTCCACGCCAGCAAATGGAGCTTTGGATATTGGTAATGGAACAGGTTTCACAAGAACAACATTAACCGCTGGCTCAAACATAACGATCACAAATGGCGCAGGAAGTATCACTATCGCCTCATCTGGTGGCGGCACTTCATCACCTATCCCTAAATTGCAATCTTGGTCAATCGGAGGCTTTTAAATGGCGCAGAATACAAACCCAATTTTTCCACTTGTACCAGTAAATACTTGGGTAAGTGGAACTGCCGCAACTGCTGGCACCCCCGGCTTGACGGCTAACACAACCACAGACTTAACTAGTGGAACAATTTATGGCCCTATTTTTACTGGAAACGCTACAAACGGTTCTAGACTTGATTTTATAAAGCCAAGGGCGTTAGGAACAAATACGGGAACGGTTATTCGCATATGGATTAACAATGGCTCTGCTACGGGAACAGCCGCTAACAATACTTTATTTTTTGAAAGAACTTTGAATGCAACAACTGTTTCGCAGACCGCTGAACAACCAGACCTTATTTTGGCAATGAATCTTAGTGTTCCGCCAAGCTACAGAATCTATGCAACATTTGGTACGGCTGTTGCGGCAGGATTTCACTTGACTGCTGTTGGCGGGGATTATTAATGTTTACTGGATTTGCCTCTGAAAATATCCCTGCTATAAAAGTATGGGATACATCAAATGCTGAACCATCTAGCAATCAATATATTATTCATTTATCGGATGATTGTGCGCCCCTTCAGTTTATTAAAGGCGGCAATACGCAAAGCGGCTTTTCAAATGCCACCGTTCTTCTCTATTTACCATCAGCGCCAGTAGAGGGAAAAAGAATAAAAATAATGTTCCATAGGTTTAATGGAAGTGGTTATTATGGCGGCTTTTGTTATATTTATTGTTCAGACCCTGTTGGCGGCACAAGCGCTCAAATTTATAGACTTGGCTATGGGCAAACAATAGATTTAGTTTGGTCATCACAGTTTTTAAATGTTCAAAGGGGCGGTACTGCTGTAACGCCATTGATTAGAACTGGGTGGATATCCGAAAATCAAGGCCCTTTAACCGCTGGAAATTACAATTCTATTGCCCTTGGTTACAACGTAACTGCACCTTATCCAAGTACTATAACTATTGGAAATAACTGTAGCAATTATGGCGGTTTAGTACTTGGCACAAGTGCTGGAGGAGTAGGTGGCGGTACCGCTATTAACGGCAGCGTTAACTCGTCTGGCGGTGTTGCTATTGCCGGAACCGCTAACGGCAACTCTGGAGTAGCAATTGTAGGCACTCAAAGCGGTAATTATTCAACTTCTGTCGGCGGAGAGTCAAATAATGCATCTGTAACATATGCAACTGTAATTGGCGGCGGGAATAGTAATGCAAATGGTACTTACAGTTCAATTCTTGGCGGTTATTACGGGATAACAAGAGGTATTACCGGATATACAGTTTTCCCAGCATCAAATATCCCAATAGCGGCCGCTTCTGGAAATAGTCAAGCCGCACTACTTGTTCTTGGAGTGCAAACAACAAATGCTACCGCAACTATTTTGCGAAGCGATACTAGTGCGGCAACAACAACCAACCAATTAATTTTGCCGGATAACTCTGCTTACTATTTCAAA